GCTCTCGGCTCCAGCTGTTGATCTGCTGATCAATCTCATGACGCGCCGCTATGCTGTCCACGCATACGATCACCATGGAGGCATTCCCATGTCCAGAATAGCGATCAGGATAGGCCTTCCAGTTCAATCCGAAAAACGCGTTGATGCGATGTGTCAGCACGATGGCCTTGGATTGCCCAACGTCGGCGCGCGTGAAAAGCTGGCGTGCCAGGTTGGCTTCGCTCACCGTGTCAGGGTCCCAGCTACGGACCATTAAGCCAGGGTGCCCAAGCGCCTGCAGTGCATGGTCCAGCCTGGCCAGGCCCGTGAGCATCTGAGAGCCGTTTCCTCCGCAGCCGATAAGATCAATCTCTACCACCTTCTCCAGGAGATGGGGATGGGTGTAATGCGGCATCTCATCCTCCAAACAGTTTTTCCGCTGGCACGGTGATAGGAGCATAGAGTCCCAGCATGCATAGGCGGAAGGATACGGTAGGGGAATCGCTGTCCAGGTTGCCGATGACCCCTGCAAACTTTACGCTGCCGGCGTCGTCCAGATTGTCCTGATCGCTGAAGTACGCCGGCATCGAGCCGTGACTATGGATATCGATGGCCAGCGACTGATGCGCGGGGAGCGAGTCGGTGCGATACCGGACCGAACCCGGCGTGGCATCCTCGATCTGCAACTTGACGGGCACCAGTTGGCCGGCCTCGCTGTCCCATGCAATGTGGCAGATGTCCTCGTTGGGGAGGCTGCTCACGGCCTGCCGGGCAAAGGCGCGCATCAGATCGATGGCGCAGCTGAGCCGCCCAAAAGCCAGTTGGTTGCGGGGCGAGATCTCGCCAAATGGCATGGCTACAGCGCTCTGCTCGCTCAAGCGGACGATGGAATGGAGCCATGGACGACGCACCTCCAAGTAGAGTCCGTCTCGCGCCAGCAGGAAGCGGTGCTTGTTTTCCTCGATAGGCACAAACATACCGTGTTGGGGTACCACTGCCACAGGGGCTGCCAGGAAACTGGCCTGATCGAGCGGCGCGGCCGGGTCATCGCCGGCGCCGGCAATCGGGTAGAGCGAGTGCAGAGAGTGCGCCGCCTTTCGCAGCGTTGCGATCTCGTCGATGGCCGTGGTGATGGTGTTCTGTAGTTTGTCGAAGGCGATAGCGTTCATTTGGTCAGTTCCTTAATCTTTTGGGCAAGAGTGGATTTGCATGGCACGAGCCATTGGGCCCACTCCCATGCGGCATTAGGGTTGTCCAGCAAGTGTTTCCACATCGGGATCGCGCCACCCTGGCAACTGACCAGATTGGGATCGTTGGGGTGCGTGAACCGACTACCATAGAAGGCGCGCTCATAGTCCTTCATCGCTCCCGCGTCCATGGACTTCGGCATGGCCACGTTCCCGATACACACTTCGCCGCTCTTCCAGACATTGAAGTAGGGGGCCTTGTACAAGGGCGTTTCCGGCTGTGGGCGTTCCTCACCCTCCGTCGAGAACACATACAGACGGCCGGAGCTCACAAGAAAGACCACGCCAGGTTGGGTGATGGTTGCGCTGGCCTCGCCGATTACGTCATCCTGAGTTGTGAACCAAAGATGACGCGGCTGTGGTGGGCACCACCAAGCAATTAAGCGAGGTGCCATATACAGCAGGTTTTCCGGAATGAAGCCTGCAAAGGCTGCGGCCGCAGATATTTTCTCTCCCAGTTGCGCAAGTACCTTTTTGCTAGGCGCACTGCCCGGACCGAGCAATGGCACATCCGGCGCGTCTTCGGCATAGATCACCTGGTGATTACTGGCATATACCGATCGACCGTCGCTGGATGAATACAGCAGGAGGGCACCGATCAGATCCATTTCCTTTGACGCCTCGGCCTCGACGATACCGAAGCTGGCCGCCTGACTACGCAGTTGAACTCTGCTCATGTGCGTGCTCCTATCAGGAGGATCAGCTCTTCTACCCGACGAGCCAGGCCGAGCATTTCTTCCATGGCGGCGAGGCGCTTCTTAACGGAGCGCACATCGAGGGCCAGCTCGCTGACCGTGACCATTTCGGTCGACTCTCCTTGTATGAACATGCTGAATGCATCATCGATAACGCGGGTCGTAGCATCGTTATCGCTCCAGGCGAGTGCCATGGTTGCGCAGATTGGGTCGACGGCCGAATCGATGTGGCAAGCGCTGATATCTGCGCGTCGAATGAACTCGGGGCGCTGTCCCCAGGCGCTGATATTGTCGCAGGCGGCAATAACGTCCCGGGTCAGCGAGGTCTCTGCGGCACGCAGCGCCTGCTTTCGGGAACACACTCGCTTGGGGCAGACCAGCCAATCGGGAATATTCCTGAAGAAATCGGCCTTCCTGAATACTTCGTACTCCAAAAGGAACTGCTCTACGGAAGATGCGCCACTTTCCTCGTACTCCATCGAGACAGCGGCAAATGCGACTTCATCAGCCTCACCTTGCCAGTAGCAGTACTGCGCCAGGCCGAAGACGGTATCGGGGCTGAGCGTATAAGGGAGGTAGGCCAGCGCCTCATAGAGGAGAGCAAGAACGGTTTGGCCTAGCCCGTACCGCTCTTCTTCCAGGTGGCAAATCGTGCGCTCCATGGTCAGCAGGGGAAACCTGTCTTCTGTGTCCAGGCAGAACGCAGCGTCGGCCAAGCTGCCATAGTGACCTATATTTCGAGTTGTTTGAATGGACGGCTGCAGCCTGAACAGACTCAGGCCACGTGCATGGTCACTCCACCACCGAGTAAGGGCCAGCTTGCAGAGTTCGGTCTCATCGCGTGCGGACTGTAGGTCCGCCTCGTCGACCAGATCAGTTTGCAGGAGGCATATGGCGAGATCACGAGCAATTGGTCGCTCACCCGCCCCGGCCGGCCAAATGGTGGTCGGGATGGCCGCGCTGAGCCTCGGCAAGATCCACGGCGTAATCCGAGCATCCAGTTTCATGGCAGCACCGACATGTCGAGGCTGCCGGGTGCGAATGCGTCGCCGCGCAGCGGGGCCTGGAGCACATCCTGCAGCGCCAGCGCGAAAGGGGTATTCGGTCGGGCGGAGGCGAGAGGGGCGTTGGAAGCTGCGCCGACCAATGTTCCATTGTCCTGCAGGAGGCGCAAGGCTTCACGCTTATCGAGCCCCTTCGTGCCGACTGCGCGCCGGAATGTGTAGATCTGGCGGTTGCCCGTCATATCCGGTCCTTCGATGTCTGCATTGAGCAGCTCGGGATAATGGTTCGCGTAGAACTCTCGAACCTGGGTGAGCGAAAAGGCGGAGCTGGGATCTGCCAGCTTGACGCTGCCGTACTTGAATTCGCGGATCAGTTCTTCGGATTGCATGGTGATGGCTTTCAGAATTCGATGTCGGAGAAAGCCCCGCCGGACTGCGCAGCGGGAGTTGGGGTAGGAGCGGTTTTGCCAGCCTCGCTGTCGGGCACTGGAGGCGGTTGATTGCTTGCCGGCGTGGTTTGCCAGTCCTTATCGAGCGCTGCTGCGGGAATGGTCTCGCTGGTGCCCGTTTGCTTTCCGCTCTCTTGATCCTTCGGGATCTCGTCCATCGCATTGCCAGCGCGCGTCAGCTCGGTCACCTTCGCGTCTACGCCCTCCACCTGGATCTTCAGCGTGCCGCCGACTTCGGTCTTCCCAGCGATGGCGGGCTCCTGCTCCACGCTTTCCGGCTTAGGGGAAGCCTCACCGGTCGGCGGAGTCTCGGCCGGCTTATCGGCCGGGGCCTGCTCGGCAATTTTGGTCTGCTTTTCGCCCTTGGGGCTACCCTTCACCTGCTTAGCCGCCTTCCCGCCGGCCTTGCCGCTGGAGCCATTAGCTGCGCTGTCTTGGGCATCCTCTTGGTCAAGAGCGCCCGCAACCTGATCCAGCAGGGAGCGGCGGGGAGTGCTCCACATCTGCATGGCCTGGACGAAGTCGCGGTCCAGTTCGTCGGCGCTGGCCAGCAGCGAGAGTGGCCGGAGAGCGGGTGCGGCATCTGGATCTTTGCTCACCGGGGTAATGTTGACGCGCATGAGGTCACCCTCGGGAGCGATGGAGATGAGCAGCGTCGACTTACGGGCGAGCTCCTGCAGTGCTTTGAACATAGCTGTCCCTTCGATTGGGATGCGCCAGGATCAGGCGGCGCGGTAGGTGTAGCGGTGGCGCGTGCCGCGACGGTAGATCCGGTGCTCATCGGCCATTCTTTCGAGCACCGGAGAAATCTTTGAAATCTGCATGCGGAGAGCATGTGCGACGGATGCACTGTCCATTTCGCCGCCAGCGCCGAGCAGGGCTGCGATGCGCCCCTGCAGCACTATGTCGCCGAAGATCGGTGCTTCGGGCGCGGGGGCGTGTCGGGCGGTATCGCCTCGCCAGTTCGCTTGGCGGCGCTGGTGCATGCGGCAGTCTTCCTCGCTGGGGAAGCTGACTTGATGCCCGATGACAGCGCCTTCGTGCAGGATGTAGTAGTCGGTATACAAGGTGCCGCGCAGCGGGAGACGACGGATAGCGAACTCGCCGATGACGAAGGGGCGAAAGTCCCGGGGCGCAGTCGGGTCGTAGCGTTCGATGTCGCTGTAAACGCTGAGGCTAGATGCCGATGTTGGGAGGTCAAAGAAGTATTCAGTCATGGTCATTGGCTTGGGCCAGTTTTCTATCGTTGGCGCGCAGCTGCTGCATGCGCGCGTCTTCGCGGCAGTTTTTGCGCGCGACTAGCCTAATCAGGGCCGCAAAGTGCGGCGTCTGCATGGCTTCTTCAAATGGTTGGGATAGGCGGCACTCTCGGTGCGCGCGGCGAAGTTGATCGTCCGATTGGTCGGACTCGCCTGGCATGGAGCTAGTCCTTTGCGCAGGCGCGCCGCCGCGCTTCGGCGTGCATTTCATCGTCGGGCCACGCTGCGGCGCATAGAGCAGTGAGCTGCTCCTGAAGGGGAGGCGTGAGCACAATCGCTGCAGCCTCGTCATCCTGGAGCGTGGGCTCTTCTCCGGGACCGGCGATCGCGTACGCGGCGAGCAAAGCTGCCGTTGCGAGCGCTCCGATCAAGAGCTGCCGTGCGCCAGCCAGGAGGTTCTGGAGAAGCTTCTTCATGCCGGCCTCGCTTCGATTTTCTTGTATGGCCAGAAGTCCAGGATGTGCTGCTCGATGGCGCCAGCGGTGCTGTCCGCGATGGTATGCATCCTGATCGGATCACCGTTCAAAGGGGTGACGATAAGAAGAATGGCCATCATGCTGCCTCTCCAGCTTTCTGCGCGTCGGACGGAGCATGAGCAACGACCTGCCGCGCAAAGTTGATGTGTCGGCCTTGGAAATGCCACAGCGCGGGGCTAGTGTTCGCGAGGAAGCGGCGAATGATTTCGCGACCGATCTTTTCAACGGTTTCGCAGGCCTCCATGTCGCCAAACGGCTTGTTCTGCGCCTGCGCAGCCTGCCACAGGGCGGCCAGATACTCGTCCGTATAGCCGTTCAGGCCATCGACGTCGAATTCGAGCGCGATCGTGACCATCATGCTTGGCCTCGTGCGGTGAGCTTTGCCTTGATTTCGGCGTAGGGGATTGCACCTTTCACGCGAAAATTCGTGAGCGCGATGGCGTTGGCAGGGATGCGCTGGCCGGGCCGCCAGTCATCAATGATTCGATCCTTCTTGAAATAGGCCAACATTTCCTTGGCACGGCGGGTCTTGCCGCAGCCTTGGGGGCCATAGATGACAATAGCGCCAGCAGGTGCGCTGGCCTTCATGTCAAAGCGCTGCTCTTCTAAGATCTGGCGGCCTTCATTTCCGCCGCGGTGAGCGAGGAAGTTGAACTTGTCTACGGATACGTTTGCCATTTTTCTCTCACTAATGGATGTCGGTGAGAGAAACTATACGCGAATGGATAGATAAATCAATACGCAAATGAATAAATTCTGGCGAAATGGCCAAAGCCCCTATCTTGGGGAAAGGTAACGCTAGGGGTATAAGTTGGAATTAGCGCTTGAGGAAGTTGCGCTGTGCCTGGACAACTTCTCCTATGAGTAGGCACGTCTCTAGGGTGCATTCCTCGCGATGGTAGCGCTTCTGATCGGGATTGTCAGAGACTAGAAACCACCGGCCAAAGTCTCTCACCAAGCGTTTTACAACCGCCTCTCCGCCGAAGTTCGCTGCAAAGATTTTGTTGTCCTTCGGGCTCACCGAGTCTGTATTGATGATGACAGTGTCGCCATCTGAAAGTGTGTCTTCCATGCTGTCGCCATGGACTCTCACGGCGATCAATTTCTCCATGATCAAGCCATTCGCGTCAACCCAGCGCTGAGTTACGGCAACTGGCATGCCAAACTCGGTCTCGTCCAGCTCCGCCTGGAAGCCGGTGATGCCAGCTGAAACGTGCAATTTGACGAGCGGAATCTCGACAATGGATGGCTTGGATGCCGCAGCGTCCTTGATAATAGATGCAGGGTCACGGAGCTCTACCTTCTGTGCTCGCCCCATCTCTCCAATACCTTCGTTGAGCCAATTGAAACTGACATTGCAGGCAGTGGCCAGTCTACGGACCGTGCCTACTTCGGGCTGACCCTTTCCAACGTTTTTCAGAATTCTATTAATCGTGGGCTGGGGCACGCCGGATGCTCGCGACAAAGCGCTCTGCGACTCGAATCCAGCCGCAGTCATTGCTTCGTCAAGGCGGGAGGCAATATTACTCATTGAGTCAATATACGTGCGCGTATAGCAAAGGGGCAAATTTCTATTCATTCGGGTATTGAGTGACTATCCATTCGTGTATAGAATGGGGTATGGACAAAAACATTGGCACCCTGATGCAGGAAATCCGCTCTGCCACCGGCTGGAGCGAACCTTCTTTAGCCCGCGAGATTGGCGTTTCGCAGCCGACTGTGCACCGGATTCTGAAAGGGCAGGCCGACTGCAAGGCCAGCACATTGCGCGCCATTGAGGCGCTTCATGCGCGAACCGTGCCCCCTGATATCCATAACGCTATGTGCGAGCAGGGGCGAGCGCTTGCAGAGCCAGTCGAGTCAGGATCTGACGTTCAGCATCAATGCTCGGCCGACCAGTCGGGATTTGCAATTTCTGCAGCGTCATCACCATGACTGGTGCCAGGTCTTGGTCATTGCTCACAAAGGCGGTAACTAAGGCCGCTATCACCTCTCCGGACGCTGCCCGCTGCGTATTCGTCACGTCAGCGAAATGCCGCGACCGCTTCAACAATTTCTCGAACAGCTTCTGCGCTTCATCGTGCTGGGCTTCTTCCCTCGATTGCATTTTTATTCCCCGCGTCATTGGTATGGCCCGAAGGTTAACAGCGGCCCTGGCCGGTGGCGACGGTAAAAAAAGGAGATGTTTACCGTGACCCATCGTCATCTTGAAATGAATCAGCACGATGCTCTTTATCGGATCGCTCGCGCCTATCCGGGAGGGATCGAGGCCTTGGCTGCCCGCATGGGCAAATCGCCGAACACCCTGCGAAACAAGCTACGGCCCGAGATCGCCACCCATGCGATGAGTTTCGAGGAGGTCAGCGAGGTACTGGAGTTCTGCGAGGGAGCAAAGGTCAAGGACGCGCTGCAGCCGTTGCGGGCCTTCAATGCGCGGCACGGCATGGCGGCCTTTCGTATGCCAGAGGTTGACGACCAGGACGACGAGCAGCTTCTCGGTACCGTCTATCGAGTGATGAAGGAAATCGGCCAGGTCGCGGAGACAGTCTCCGTCGCGCTGGAAGACGGACGTATCACTGCGCAAGAGCTGGATCTTATCGAGAAGAATTTCGCCCAGGGCATGTCAGCCTTGGGAGAGTGGCGCGAGCGCGTCCGCCAGCGCGCTGAGCGCGATGGCGCTCTGCAGGCACAGAAGAAGGCCGCAAAGGGGCGGTGATGGCTACGGATACCAGGTCGCTGGATTGGCAACTGGACTGCTTGGCGCGGCACATCCTCGATATGCCCTCCAAGGCTGCCCGTATCGAGTTCCTTGAACTCATGCGGTTGAAGCGGGCAAAGGCGGCAGGCCCGAATGCAGCCGCCGATGCAGATCGGTTCGTTGCCGATCTGCGCCTGAGAATTCTCAAGCAACATGAATTGCGCAAAGCTGCGCAAAAGAAAGCGCCGTAAGCGGCGAAGCAGGGGGAAATTTTGACGACGTTAGATCAAGCGGTACAGCAGATGCGTGCCGCAGGCCTTCCCGCCCTGCCGGATGGTCATCCTCGCACCGATGGCCGAATTTGGCGGTTCGGGCCAGGGAAGAAAAGCTGGTACGTGCTGCACGAGATACGGCGCGCCAATGGCTCATGGTCTGTCCATGGGGCCTATGGCACCTGGCAGGGCACCAATAATTACTCGACCAAAATCGAGGCAGATTGGACTGAGATTTCGGACCATGAGCGCGCCGAGTTGGAGCGCCGCCAGCGCGAGCAGGATGCGCGTGAGCGGGAGCGTCAGCAGGAGCGAGCCAAGTGTGCAGCCAACCGCGCACGTCAGCAGTGGATGGAGGCATCGTCCGTGGGCGATTCGCTCTATGCGCTCCGTAAGCAAATCACCACGCCTGGGCTTAGGTTCCTGGCTGATGGCACTCTGCTTGTTCCCATGCTCAAACATGTGGGCGACGGCCTGGACCTGGTAGGTCTGCAGAAGATCGCCGAAGATGGTTCGAAGACATTCAACAAGGGGATGGCCAAAGCCGGGGCCTTTTGCCCGATTGGCAAGGCCGGCCCGGATGAGAAGGTTCTCTTCATCGCGGAAGGCTACGCAACGGCACGCAGCGTGCGAATGGCACTGAAGGATACCGTAGCCGGCTTCGTTGCCTTCGATGCGGGGAACCTCTTGCCCGTTCTTCAGGGCGTGCGCGCCCGCCATCCTGACGCGCATATCCTCATTTGCGCTGATGATGACTTCGCATTCGAGCCACGCGTCTCCAGGGATCTATCGCAGCAGTACGGTATCGATGGCGTGGTCATCGACGGACAGCAGCGTATGCATCCTGGTAAGGATGGTGAATACCAGGTCACCGCAAGCTGGTGCCAGGGCATAGGCGAACTTGGGTTCATCGAGGTTCGAGTTGCCGGCGACGGATTCACGCGCACCTTACGATACGAGAATACCGGGCTGGTCAAAGCCCATGAAGCCGCCCAGGCGATTGGTAACGCCTCCGTCGTGGTGCCCGAGTTTGCGGATCGTGATGATAACAAGTGGACCGATTGGAACGACCTCCATTGTGTAGAGGGCCTGGAGGTGTGCGCCCAGCAGCTGGAGGCCGCGGTCCTGAGTGCGCTGACGCCACCGCTGGTCAAGGCCGCGCAGGCCGAGAAGGAGCTTGCGCGCTCGGCGGCGGTACCGGCCGCGAATACCGCTGCCGCAGAGAAGGTGGCCCGCTCTGAAACAGGGCCTATGGAGGCGGAGCATGAGAATTCCGAGCTGACCTGGGAGGCTCGCCTCGTCCGCAATGACAAAGGGCAGATTCTTCCTGTTCTGAGCAACGTGGTGGACGTCCTGCTCAATTCTCCCGATTGGGAGGGCGTGATTGTGTACGACGAATTCAGCGGCCAGGTGGTCAAGGCTAAGGCACCACCGTTTCCGCGCGGTGAGATTGGCGAGTGGACGGATAAGGACGACCTGCGTGCGACTCTGTGGATACAGAGGAAGTATTCCTTTCATCCACGAGAAGACGTGGTGATGAAGGGAGTGCTGTTGGCCGCCGATGCGCAATCGCGGCACGTGGTGCGCGACTACCTCGACCCGCTGGTGTGGGACGGAAAAGAGCGGTTGTCGATGTGGATGATCGACTACCTTGGAGCCGAGGATATTGAGTATGTACGCCGGGTATCACGCAAGTTCATGATCGGCGCAGTGGCCCGCATTTACAAGCCAGGCTGCAAGATGGACAACGTGCTGATTCTGGAGGGAACGCAAGGGCTGAAAAAATCAACGGCCCTGAAGACTTTGGCCGGAGAGTGGTTTACCGATGCGCCACTCCGATTTGAGAACAAGGATACCTATTCGATCATGCGGGGTAAGTGGATCATTGAGCTGGCCGAGCTGGACTCGTTTAACAAGGCCGACTCTGAAGCTGCCAAGCAGTTCTTTGGGCAGTATGTTGATCGGTATCGAGACTTTTATGGGAAGCGCGCGAGCGATGTGCCGCGCCAGCAGGTTTTCGCGGGCAGCACGAACAAATATGTTTATCTCAAGGACGAGACTGGCAACCGCCGTTATTGGCCAGTGCGAGCCATCGAGATTTACCTTGAGGCGCTTGCGGCCGCCAGGGACCAACTTTGGGCTGAAGCCGTAGTAGCATTCCGCGCTGGCGAGCCCTATTGGGAAACGCCTGACGATGTTCCTCTCTTCCGTGAGCAGCAGGAAGCTCGTTTCGTAAGCGATGCTTACACCGAAGTTATCGCTGTCGGATTGATCGGTAAGACCCAGACCAGCGTGACGGATGTCTTGCAAAATATCCTCAAGTTGGACACTTCCAAGTGGACGATGCCGGAGCAACAACGAGTTGGCCGCAGCTTGGGCCAACTCGGGTGGATACGCAAAAAGGGGCCGAGTAAGGGTGGTGATCGCCCCTGGATCTACGTGCGAGGCGATGGCGGGGCGGGTTCTTCGTCCGGTCAGGAAGAGGAGACGGACGATGCTCCAATCTGATTCCTATCGGCAGAAATATTTTGATCTGTCCCAGTCTTTCGATTCACTGGGACAAGACTGGGACAGGCCCGTAAATACTGGACTGTCCCAGTCTTTTGATTCACTGGGACAGCACTGGGACAGCGCGCCGAAATCTGTCCCAGTGTCCCAGTCTGGCGAAAAGACTGGGACAGCGGAAACCCGCATGCCGCTGCGGGTTGTCCCACCTGTCCCAGTTGTCCCAGTGGTTTGCCTCGTGTGTGTGTGCGTGCGTGTGTGTGCGTGCATGTGTGCGAGGGCGCGTGCCTGCGCATATACGCGTGCGCGCGTCCCCTGCCTTTTCACTGGGACAACTGGGACAACTGGGACAGTAGCCAAGATGGGAGGTCGTCATGGCCGATGATCTCCACAATTTCCATCAACCAGTTGAAATCCAGGCTGACGACTTGGACGGTAGTGATCCGGCGCTTTTCTCCCGGCTGCAAAACTGGCGCGAGTATCTTCGGCCTGGTGGACGATCTGCTGGTGGTGATGGGCCGGGCTGGGTCGGCCAGTACATCGCACTTCGGAATACCGACCAGAATATTGGTGCTACGTCTCTTGCGCGTCACTCCGGTCGGCGTGCAGATACGAAAGATGGCTGGCTTGTCGAGCGGGCAGTAGCCTCGCTGGGCAGCGAGTACGAGCGCGAGCTCTTGCGGGCATGGTACGTGTGGTGCTTGCCGCCATCAGTTATCCGCCGCCGGGCGCGCGTCCGAGGGCCGCATCTTCGTGAGGTCAGGTTGAGAGCCGAAAAAAATTTGCAGCAGGCTCTTGTCAAACTGGAGGCGCGGGACTAAAGTTACATTCAACAAATTTGCGTCGCCGCCGTTTTGCGTGCCTTGAAGTGTCTGCCTTATGGCAGGCGTTTTGGCGACCAGGTTAAGGAAAGCCCCGCCCAGTAATGGTTTGGGGCTTTTTTCATGGCACTTGGCATTAGATTTGTGTGGTCTATTCAACTCGATTTTGAATGGGGGAATTTTTATGGCTAGTAGTACGTTCGATAGTGCCGTTTCTAAGATCGATGCCGCAAAGCAGATGCGAGAGCAGCGAAAAACCGATATCAACGCGCGGCAGACAAAAGCACAAGAAGACTTCCGACAGAGCCTCTATATTTTTCCCGCACTTCAGGCGCAAATTGAAGCTTTCAAAGCCGAGTTGGCCTCTATGGGGTGGGATTCCTCTCTGTCTGTTAAGTGGGACTACTCAGGTTATGACAAAGTCCTTAGCTGGACTGCTACGGCAACCTTTAAAGTGAAGGCTGACAAGATTCCAGAGTTTGCTACCGGCGTGATGGATGGTTGTGTCACGGGTCGTCTCATTTATCGCTTGACGTCGCATACCATTGACGTACAGGTAAGTGTTGAGCCTACCGTTGTCTTCAGAGACCCCGATGAAATTATGTTAATGCCAGAACCGCTTCAACTTACCAACCTCGGGGATGCGGTCGAAGCGGTATGGACTCTTCAGACCGATCTGCTTGCTCATGTTTTGTACCATTTTAAAGAGCGTTGAAATTTTGAAAAGCCCTGCTTTGCAGGGTTTTTTTTCGTCTCTCGTCTGCCTGCGAATGTGTACTCGGAGTTCATGTGTTCTTTGCCTCAGTCAAACATGATTTGCTCGCCAATGCTCTGAAGTTCAAGAAAGCCGGTAAGCACCTCCCCTTCGGAATTGCGAAGGGGCTGACTGCAACAGCAAAGGATGCCCAGGCTGCACTCGGGAAGGCACTGCCCGAGAATCTCGATCGACCAACTCCATTCACCATGAAGGCGTTTGGCGTCGAGCCCGCCACCAAGCAAAAGCAGTACGCCAAGGTGTTCATCAAGGATGATCAGGAAAAGTACTTACAGTACCAGGTGGCGGGTGGTACACGCACGCCAGTTCGGCGTGCTGTCGTCGTGCCGAAAGGCGTCCGACTTAACCAGTACGGCAACATGACGCGAGGCGCGATCAAAAAGCTGCTGGCTCGGAAGGATGTCTTCAGTGGCAAGGTCAAAGGTGTCGCGGGAATCTACCAGCGCAAGGGCACGCATGTGCAGTTGATCGTCAGCTATGCGGACCGCGTGCAATACAAGAAGCGATTCCCGTTCGCAGACATCGGGCAGGCCGCCGTCAAGGCGAGCTCTGCGAAGAATCTGATCGCGGCGATCGACGCGGCCCTGGCCTCGGCCCGGTAGGGCGGGGGTTGCTCGGGTGACACTTTTTTCAAGGTACTTCCAGGGCCTCGGCTGGCGAGGGTAATTCGCGCCTCGATTTCGCACTACTTACAAACTTTTCCCTAGGGGGTTATGTGATGGATCTGGAGGCCAAGACGACCCAGGCCGCGTTCGGCGCGCTGGTCGGAATTAGCCAACCAGCCGTCAGCGAGCTCCTCACGCGCGGCATTCTTCAGCCCGGTGAGCCGGCTGGCGTCTGGTTGAAAGCGTATTGCACGAACCTGCGCGAGCAGGCTGCCGGACGGTTCGCCGCCGGCGAGCTGGATCTTGCGACGGAGCGCGCCGCGCTCGCGCGCGCCCAGCGCGAAAAGGTGGAAATGCAGAACGCGGTCACGCGACGCGAGCTGGCGCCGGTCGCGCTCCTGGAGCAGGTGCTCTCGAAGGTCGGCCGGCAGATTGCCGGCATCCTGGAAGCGGTACCGGTGCAACTGAAGCGGCGCTCCCAGCTTTCGGCGGATGATTTGGAGTTCATCACGCGCGAGCTGGTCAAGGCGCGCAACCATGCGGCCGCCATCAAATTAGCGGACCTCGACGACGAAGACGACAGCGAGGCCGCAGAAAGCGACCTCGAAGATGGATCTGAAGGAGATTGAACGCGCGATTGCGGCAGGCCTGGAATCGCTGGCGGCCGTCGAGCCGATGAGGCTGTCGGAGTGGGCCGCCAAGAATTTTTATCTGTCGGCCGAGTCGTCCTACGTCGAGCAGGCGTGGGAAGCGTACCCCTACCAGGTCGCCATCATGGACGCGATGTCCAACGATGAGATCGAAGAGGTCACCTTCATGAAGTCTGCGCGGGTCGGTTACACAAAGATGATCCTGGCGGCGGTCGGCTACTTCGCCGAGCACAAGCGGCGCAACCAGGCATTGTGGCAACCGACCGACGACGACAGCGACGAGTTCTGCAAGACCGAGCTGGAGCCGATGCTGCGGGACGTGCCCGCGATGATGAAGGTCTTCCCAAGCTTCCAGGCCAAGAGCAAGGCTAACACCTTGCGGCAAAAGAAGTTCCTGACCTCCGTCCTGCATCTGCGGGGAGGCAAGGCCGCGAAGAACTACCGCCGGCTTTCGGTTGACGTGTCGATCCTGGATGAGGTGGATGGTTTCGACCAGAACGTGGAGAAGGAAGGCAGCCCGATCACCCTGGCGCGCAAGCGCATCGAGGGCGCTACCTTCCCGAAGCTGATTGGCGGCTCGACGCCCAAGTTGAAAGGCCTCTCGCTGATCGAGGCCCGGCATGACCAGGCCGACCTGCAATTCAAGCGGCACATCCCGTGCAAGCACTGCGGCGAAATGATTACCCTGCGGTGGGGTGGCAAGGATAAGTCCTTCGGGATGAAGTGGATCAATGACGATCCGTCGACCGTGATGCACATGTGTGATCTGTGCGACGGGCAGATGACCCAGGCGGACTATCTGGAGGTGTGGGGGCAGGGCCGCTGGATTGCGCAGGACGGCTCCTACATCGATGACGGTGATGGCAGCTTCCACGCGCCGGATGGTGCCAAGATCCCGGTGCCGAAAAAAGTGGCCTTCCACGTGTGGACGGCCTACAGCCCACAGACAAGCTGGGCGCAGTTGGTGGACGAATTCCTGTCGGCGCAGCGCAAGGCTAAGTCCGGCGACAAGTCGGAGCTGCAGACCTTCGTCAATACCACCCTAGGCGAAACCTGGGAGGAGGATGTAGAGAAGGCTGACATCCATGCGCTGATGCAGCGTGCAGAGCCGTACCCCCTTCGCGTGGTTCAGATGGGCGGCCTGGTGCTGGTGGCGGGGATCGACGTCCAGGACAACCGCTTCGAGGTGGTGGTTTGGGCGGTTGGACGCGGCGAGGAGATGTGGGTGGTCGACTACATGGTCCTGGCGGCGAATCCGGCGGTACCGGCTGACTGGGAGAAGCTGTCCTTCTACATGGAGACGCGCTTCCAGCACATGGCGGGCGGGACGCTGGGCGTCGAGGGGTACACCATCGATACCGGTGGCCACTTCACGCACCAGGCCTATGCCTGGGCGCGGATGCAGCAGGCGAAGGGTCGGCGCTGCTTTGCCAGTAAGGGTGATTCGCGCCTCGGCGGACCAGTCAAGGGCCGCTCATCCCTGCAGGACGTCAACTACGCCGGCAAGGTGATCAAGAGCGGCATCAAGCTCTGGCTGGTGGGAACCGACACGGCGAAGGATCTGATCTTCGGGCGGTTGAACGTGACGCAGCCGGGGGCAGGATGCCTGCATTTCTCGCAGGACCTGCCGGCTGAGTTCTACCACCAGTTGACGGCCGAGGCTCGCGTTAAGGTGCGCACGGTTTCTGGCGAACAGTATCGCTGGGTGCCGCTGCGCAAGCGCAACGAGGTACTGGACTGCACGGTGCTATCGCTGTTTTCCGCGCACATGCTGGACCTGCACCGCTATACCGAGCGGATGTGGGAGCGCCTGGAGGCAGCAGTACAGCCGGCAGTAGCTGACATGTTTGCATCGCCGCCACCGGCGCCCATGGCATCGGCCGGCCCGGCCGAGTCGATAAAAATCAACAATCCACCCTCGCGGGTGCAGACGTCTGCACCGTTGCCGCCGCCATCTGGCGGGCGGCGCGTGCGCTCGCGCGGGATTGAACGATAGGAAACGATATGACTGGTATTACTCTGGATCAGGCCCAGGCGCAGCTGGCCGCGTGGCTGGCCGCCAGCCTTGCTGTCTCGCAGAACCAAGAGTACACCATCGGCACGCGCAAGCTGCGCCGCGCCGATGCGGCCGTAATCAAGGAACAGATCACCTACTGGCAGGGCATGGTGGCACAGCTCTCGGCCGCTGCCTCCGGGCGCCGCCGTAGTCTGAATATCAGCTATGGTGTGCCACGATGAGCGCCCGAGGCAAGTTGCAACTGACGCCCAACGTGATCGATAAGGTCGTGTCGTACTTCGATCCCGTGGCCGGCACGAGGCGGATGCAGGCACGCGCACACATGGCGATTGCGGGATCTTATGTAGGTGCGGATCGCAGCCGGCGAAGCTTTCGCAACTGGTTCACTTCGGGCAAGAGTGCCGATGAAGACCTGCTGCCGGATCTGGCCACGCTTCGGGAGAACTCGCGAGATCTGATCCGCAATGCCCCTCTGGCTGGTGGCGCGATCAATACCGTGGTGACCAACGTCGTCGGGACGGGACTGGCTATGCGGCCCGCCATCGACGGCGAGGCTC